TTAAAATATAATCTTGTATTGTTTTACATTCTTCTTTTGTAAAAATAACTTCTTTTGTTATGCTAGCCATTTTGATCGGATCTACTTATTTCTAAAATAGATACCACAGCTGAGACTGAATTGGTAGTGTTACACTCAATATTTAATGCGTCACTCTCTTCAAGTATAATTGGTCCTTTAGCGATGTTACAAATAGTGGGGCCAGATATAGATGCATAAGCTATTTGTATTGTTGATGTAGATGAGCTATCTGTAATACTAGCTTTTAATACTTTTGATCCTGATTCGTTTGTTACTTGTATATTTTGTATAATAGCACGTGAATTAGACGGTGACGTGTATACAGTCACAGCAGCTGTTGTATTAGGATCATAGAATGCGTTTTTATAAAAGTTTGCCATTATGTTAAATCAACCCATTTTAATGTACCGCAGATGTCATCACCATTTGATGCACCTTTAGCACATAATGTTATTGTATCAGAAACCCCAGCAATTGTCTGTCCTATCTGATAAGCAAAGTTAAATCCATCTTGTGCAAAACTTAAACTGTTTGCACCTTTACCAGATAGATATGCTTGACCAATAATAGTCCCACCAGTAATTGTTGTTGTTCCTGTTAAATCATATTCTACATTATCAGAATAACTTGTATATGAAAATGCTGTACTTGGTGTAGCATTTCTAATTAATTTTATTTCAAAATCAGAATTAGATATAGCTGATGCTGCAACATCAATTGGAATAATAACAGCATAAGGTCTTCCTGATTTAATTCGTATTGTTGCTAGATTATAAAATGTACCAGCTGTTGTTAGATTCACTCCACCTAATGAAGCTGTTCCAATGGATTGACGTAATCCTTCTGGTGCATAACCACCTTCAATCATAGCGGTTGAACACACTTGTTGCAATACTGCTGCACCTGATATAGTTCCTGTTGTTTCAATTTCATATCGAATAGGTAAGTTTGCAGTTTGCATGTAAACGGTTGTTAAATCATTTGCATTTAAAAATGTATGTGCTGTAATAAATTTACCATCAATTACAAAACCAACTCTAACAGCTCCCATTCCTAACCACTCATAATCCGTAAATAAAATAGTAGCTTTATCTACATTTAAGTCATAACCTGATGCACCTGTGCCATCTAACTTATCTCCATTCCAAGATGATTGAGATATTTCTGTATCTGCTGGTGATCCTGTTACATAAGTACGTCTAACAATTTTCAATGTTGTACCATCAGCATAAAAGAATATCCCGTTGTTAGCATCAAAAGTTCCTACCTTTTGTTTAAGGTCTGCTTCTGGAGTATTCATCACAAATGTATTTAATATAAGTAATGATTTACCTGGTTGATAAGACATTACTCTTTTAGATTGTCTAATAACTTTGTCACCACTAGCTGTGGTTACATTTAAATTAACTGTTGATTTATTTGCTGTATAAGTAACGGTTCCTGATCCTGTTAAGTCTTCATCAAAGAGATCATTCTTTGACATAACATTTTTGGAATCAAATATAGTAAGTGGATTAGATACTCTTAGTCTACCAAATGCATCATAAGCAGTAGAGCCATCTCCACCACCAATTACAGTTGGTTCTACATTTACGTTGTTACATCCTTGGCTCATACTACCTCATTGTAAACCAAGAAACTCTTTCGACTTCTTGTTTTAATTCTTCTTGAAAAGAAGTATTTAGTTGAGTTTTTAAAGTCTCTAAAGACTGTAAAACTTGTTGTTGATTATCTACTTTGTATTCAGGAGTAGGTTCAGGTATATATGTTGTTATTTTAGCCATAAAATAAATTTTTACCTCCTACCATCAGGTTGCACATCTGCTCTAAATGTTCCGTATCTCCATGTTTGTCCTGACGATACATTTTGTATTTTTATACTAGCTGCTCTTCCTCTAGCTCTAGTATCTACTTTATCAGTTGAGTTTGTAATGTTAAATGGTCCTAACAAAGAAGAATATGCGGTATTTGTTGGATAATCTTTTAAATTTATTGTTATTCTTACTCCACCTTCTAATCGTTTAAAGTCTGGTATAAATCTTCTTATTTTGGTAAATAATTCACCATCACCTTCAACATGTAACATAAAATCACCAGACTCAACAAAAGCTTGTATAGAGGTGGTTACGTCACCTTCTACTTGATCTGTGCCTATTTCATGTTCCCAATAAGTTGCAGAACCATTAATATTTGTTACACCCTGTATTGTAGGAAATGTTGGAGTCCCTGTCGAATTAAAAGATGTCATATAAGGATTATCAAATAAATGCGCATCATGAGCTGTAGTTCTTGCTAATGACATCGTATACCAACAACCTTCTCCTTTGTTCCAAACAACTGCCCTGTCAATAACATCTGAATTAGCAGATGGATAATACCAAGTTGTTTCACCATATAAACAATTATTACCTGCATAAACTAATTTGCCAGATCCGTAGTTTAAACCTAAATCTCCAGGATTATTTTGAGTAAATACAAAATCTTCCACTGAACAACTTAATGTTTTTACAGTTCCATCAAAATAATTAAATCCCCCTGAATCATCCATCCAATAAACAATACCGTCCTTAAAAGACATGGCATGAGGACCAATACATCCACAATTTGAACCTACTTTTCTTATACTAAATGTAAACGGAGCTCCTGTAAATTGCATACTGTAAGCTGCGGTATCTGTAGTTATTAATATGTAATCTTTTGCTCTAATAGCTGCACGAATTTCTGTTCCATCATCAATTCTAAAAGTTCCTGCGGTATTAACTGATGTTGGCGCATATTCATTAAAATTTTCTTGATTAGAAAACCTAATAAACATTTTGTCTTGTGTAGATGTATTACCAATTGTTGTTTCAGTTCCTAAATGAATTAAGTGTCTGTCTTGATCAGATACTATAGTCATAACAGATTTTGTAGGGGCTCCTGACATAATTGTTGCTCTTGTAGTGAGAGCTGAAGCTGTGTTTTGTATTGGTTGCCAAGTAAATGTTCTACCATTAAAAATAGTGGCAATAAGTATTTGTCCATAATTATCTAACGACCAACTACCTGGATCAATCGTTGTGCCTCCTGCTAGTGATGAATCACCCCAACCTGTGAGTGCAACAACTCCTACACCATCTAAGTGTGATGCTGGAGTAGTACTTTGTGCACCTCTAGTGCAACCCGTTAAATCATTTCCCGAAATTCCTGTATATTCAATAATCTCTGAATTAATTTTAACTGATCCAGATGTTGGAAATCCTGTTGTGTCTGTCAGAGTAATAGTTGTTACAGAATTGTTTATGCCTCCGTTTAAAGTTGTTTCCAAAGAACTTTGTCCACCATATAAATCTGTTCCCCATCCATAACCTGCACTTTGACCAACTGGTCCTATTTTTACATAACGATTAATGGTTGCCGCACCATCAGCTGTGTTATCTGCAGTAGCATTAGCTGCCATGGTAATTGTAAAAGAATTTGCATCAATTCTTGATGTAACTTCAAAAGTTTGATCTTCAAAATTTGCTGTTGTATACCCTGCTCCTGTAGGAGGTGTTACAGAAGTGAACGTAAAGTAATCACCTCTTTGCAATAAATGCCCGTTAAGATTTACTGTAACTACAGCAGATCCATTAGTTGTATCAAATGTTGCTCCGGTTTGAGCTGTTTCTAGTGGTGTAATGTCATAAAAAGCTTCTTGATAATATATAAATAATCCTCTTAATGTACCTATAGCTGCATAAATTCTTCCGTCTAAATCTGTCCACTGATGTTGTGCTCTAGCAGCGCTAGGTAAAGTTTTAGTAGTTAGCTTTTGCCAACCACCTATTTTTTCTGGTAAACCTGAACGAAAACGTACAAAATCACCATCAACATACTGACCTTCAGCTGCAGTATCTGTAATTTGTTTATTAAATCCTGGTCTTATATTTATTAAATTTAATGCCATAAAAGCATTATACCTTATATTTGATTAATTTGTAATAGTGCTACTATTTTAATCTAAATTTTTTTATAAC